ATGAAAACCGTATTGTATGTTCCACTGGATGACCGCCCGGCTAACTTGGATGACGTCATTGTTCAAGGGAAGGCAGCAGGCATCCATATCGTTACGCCGAACCTGGGTGATATTCAAAACCGACTCGATGCGAAAAAAACGACAGAAGGCACAACGCTGCTTGGTACGTCTGCACCTACGTATGGTATTCCGAACAACATTTATACGTTTATTCTGCAGCATGCTGCCCAAGTCGATGGATTCATTATCTCATCTGATATGCTGGCCTATGGCGGTCTGATTGGCAGTCGTCAGCTTCGGGAAGACGGAGGAGGCGCCTATCCGGGCTACGATGAAGAAACGACACGTCTGCTCAATGTGATTCAAGTGATCAAGGAGAAATATCCGCGCAAACCGGTGTATGTGATGGATACGGTAATGCGACTGGCGACGACTTCATTTGCAGATGGTCTTGCACTTGATGCCTATAACGAGTCCCGTGCACTCATGCAGCAGCCGCGTCAGGCCTATACCGAGTTTGAGGACATTATTAACGGCTACAACCTGTCGCCAGATGGTGTGGAGTATGGTGAAACGACTTTTTTCAATAAAGCGCAATACTACAATACCAGACAGCACAAGTTCAAAACAAACCTGTACATTCTGGATCAGCTGGCCCGCAAAGGGTACATTGATTTCCTCGCTGTAGGTGTCGACGATGCAAATACACAGGGGGTTCAGATTAACGAGATTAACTATGTAGAAGCACGAATTAACGAATGGCTGGGGGGAACAGACGGACAAAATCCAGAACGGGCCATCATCCTTCCGGATGCGGACGGTCTTGGTCATGCTCTTGTCGCCCGGATGGCGAATCAGCTGCTGCGAGGCGGCGCGAAAACACGCTACGCTGTGAATTATTACGGCCCTCATGGCTCCACCATTATTAACACCTATGAATATATGGATGTTCACGAGAATGTAGCTCGCCACATTGATATTGTAGGCGGGGTGCTGGTAGCAGATGCGGCTTACCCAGGAGATGCTGAGGGAACCACTTCGCTTGACATGTCCTCGGAACTGGATCGCATGACCAATGGGCCTTCAGGAAAGCCGGGACCAAAGCCAGGTGTGGATGTCGAGATTATTGCGATTACGGCGCTGGATCAGGTCCAAGCCGCGGTTGAACGGCTGACGAGTATTAGTGAGCAAGGATTGCCGGCGGTGCTGATTGATTTTGTCGGAAAAGGACCAGCGAATGTAGATGTAGCGGAAGCACTGCTGAACAGTCCATATACCGGCCGGGTTCTGGGTTACAGCGCCTGGAACACACCGGGGAACAAGATTGGCCTTGCGGTAGGCATGGGACAATCCCGATATGCTTTTGTTACCACAGAAAAGCGCGCTTCTGCTCTTCACGAAGCTGTTGATGCGCATGGATCATTGCTGTTCAAACGGTTCCTGAAAGATTACTACTATAAAGCTGTAGCCATCGCGGATGTCCGCACGTACTCCAGAGCTCACGCGCTCTATACCAATGTGGCTACCCTTGCTGACCAGAATATGGTGCTGTTCAATTCCGAGGAAGATTATGCTCACCTGCAGAAGCTGCTTCGGGATCTGATGCAGACGTACACCGCAGGTCTTGCAAGCAAAACGGCCTTTGCTCAAGGTAATGTGGCGATCAACCAGATCCGCAACTGCGATGTGTTGTATGCAAAATATTGCAATGCTGCACTCGATTATGCCAATCCGGATTTCATCTGGGGACGTGCATTTGAAATTACATTGAGTCCGCAAGTTACTTTTAAGTAATGTAGGGCGGATTGACATGCCTGAAACTCGTCTTTTTTCCGCCCCAGACACTCCCTAAACCGCACGGAAGTCATCCGATTCACCGTCCGCGCTAGGGAGAAAAGGGTGTAAGATTGTATTATCGGATCAATCGCAAACGGACACACACCGAAAGCTCATACGCTTATGTACGACCGGCCAAGAGGCCGGTCTTTTTGATGCGGTGATTCGTGTCCGGCATTGATCACGGTATGTATCATTTACTCAGTCACTGAGATCGAGGGGGAGTCAGGCGCTGCCGCATGGCCGCTGCATCATGCGAGCAGATGACAAACTTGCAGCTGAAGGGGGCGAAATGAATGTGTCTATCCAAAGTGAAACAAACACTGCAGCTACAGGAACAAGCAAAATGAGTGTGGCTGTGAGACAGACACTGAAGCAGAAGCTTGCATTACTCGTTCCGGCATGGGATGGCCGGGTGCTGGATGTGCCTGCACAGGGTGAGGTTCTGACAGGGCCTTGTGCGGTCGTTGCTTTCGCTGAAGAAGTACCCAAGTCTGCTTGGGCAGGGTACCGACGAATTATTAAAATCTCTCCGTACGTTCGCCCGGAAGACGGAGGAGCAGAACAGCTGGAAACGTGGTCCGCGGAGCTGGTAAAAGGACTTCATCAGGTGCGGCTGGAGGACGAGAAGGGTGCAGCGTTTACCTGTATCTATTTCGGTTCATCCGACTGTGACCGGGTGGACGCCGGATCAGGCACGATGACGCGAAGTCTGCGGTTCGGAATGTATATTCCTGAATCCACCAATGACCATACTGAACCCGGTACACCGGATTCCTGGATGGCTGCGCTTCAGGACTGGACACAGTCAGCGCTTGGTTCCGAATGGTCCGTGTATGGTGACGTCTGGCCCGGAGGTTATGAGACACCTTCCGTGCTGTGGAGATTGACGGGTTACAGCTCAGCTGCAGCGGGCACTTCGGCGCTGGAGATGCGAAAGCAGTGGACGGGACATGTTGTTGCTGCAGGTGACGGGGTCACCCGTCATACCGTTACACGTCTGGTCGAACAACTGGCTATACAGGATCGTATTGCTCTGGCAAATACAGAGGATACCCGGTACCTGACGGTGGAGGAAGTTTCAGCTGATTTGCAGGCAGATGCCTACCTGAACGGGCAGATTCGTCTGACGCTGCAGCAGCGAATTCGTCGTCCGGGGACGGATGTGCCGTTGATCCGCGAGATTCACCACAGTAAGGGAATCAAATAGTTAAGAATGGCAAGAAACCATCCCTGGGGTGGAAAAGTATCCATAATTCTAAGATGAGGTGAATGGCAATGGCAAGCACCGTGAAAAAAAGTAAACAGACTGACCCGCAATATACGCGGGCGGAACTGATGAATCATGCGGAAGCCCTCTTTGCCGTTAAGGCAGAGGTGCTGCATGGTGCGCTGTACGAAGCAGCGCAGCAGACGTTTTCCATTGAGGAAACACAAGTAAGAATCAACCAATTTATGAAAGCGAAGGTGAAGGGATAATGGCAGGCGGAACATGGGAGCAAACGAATCGTCCGGTCCTTCCGGGCTTATATATGAATTTTCAGGCGGCAGCATCTTCAGCCATTCAGGCTGGCAATCGGGGAACGGTTGTCGTTCCGGTCAAGGCGAACTGGGGTCCAGTGGGAACCTTTGTGGAAGTCGGAAGCGAAGCGGCGATTGAACGTATTTTCTCCGCACATGCGCTGGATAATGGGACAGCCTATACGTCCTTGAAGCTCGCTCTGCTGGGTGGTCCGAAGAAACTGCTCGCCTATCGGGTAGCAGGAGCCACGGCAAAAGCAGCCAGTCTAACGTTGAAGGACAGCAGCGATGCGGACGTACTACAGCTGGATGCCAAGTATCCGGGAGATCGTGCGAACGGATTCTATGTCACCATTCAGCCGGGTGTAATTGATAATACGAAGCATGAAGTGCGCCTGTTTGAGGGGAACCGGATGCTGTATGCACTCCTGACCGCGGATATCTCGGCAGCATCTCTAGCCAAACAGATGAATGAGGATGAGCGCAATGAATGGGTAACGGCTCAAGCGATTGGCGATGGTACGGGTGTGGTTGCGACCGTGTCGGGTGCAGCTTTCAAAGGTGGTGCCAGCGGTAACGATGACCTGACCAACGCGGAATATATTGCGGTTCAGGGTGCACTGGAAGGCGAGCAATTCGACGTATTGGCACTGGATCATGCCGCAGATGCGCCTATGTTGGCAAGCTTCGCGGCCTGGGTGAAACGTGTACGCAGCGAAGGAAAACCGGTGATGGCCGTATTTGGCGGTTCGATCGCAGATGATACGTCTGCAACCGCTGCACAGAAGGCAGCCGCCCGTTCACTGACTTTGAATCACGAAGGTGTGATCAATGTGGGTACCGGTGTGCGTCTGGGGGATGAGTACTACAGTTCAGCGGAAACATCCGCTTATGTCGCGGGTCTCATCGCTGGACAACGTCTGAATGAATCGACAACGTACGCCCCTTCACCGTTCGATGATGTCACACGCCGCTGGACTCGTGCGGAACAGGAGCAGGCAGTACTGAATGGTGTATTTATTTTCTTCCATGATGGCCGCCAGGTGAAAGCTCTTCGCGGTGTAAACACACTCGTGACTCCTGCTGCCGGACAAAATAACGCATGGAAAAAAATACGTTCCATTCGTGTGATGGATGCGATTAACACAGACTTGCAGCGTTCCGCGGAAGATACGTATATCGGGAAAGTAAACAATACCGAAGAGGGTCGTCAGGCGCTGATCGGTGCAATGAAGGCTTATCTTGCGCTGCTCGCACAGAGCAATGTGATTGAGGCTGAGGGATATGATGTCATTCTCGACCCAGCTTATTATGGCGCAGCCCCGATCCTGAAACCGGAGGCAGATCAGGTATTCCTGCAGTGGAATGTGAAGCTGACTGATGTGATGGAGCAGTTGTTTGGTACATTTTACGTGCAATAAGTAGTGTAGAAGAGCATGGCGAGAGCTTTGCTTTGTTTGGTAATGAGTTGAATTTGTTTTTTCATTTGAAAAGATCCCAAGGAGGAATTGTACATGTTGGATGCATCAAGAGTTATTCTCGGTACCCATGGTCAGCTGCATATGGATGGAGTGTGGCAGACGAATATTAACAAGCTGGAAGCCAGTGTGGAAATTGAAAAACGTGAGCTGAATCTGGTCGGCAATGACTGGAAAGTTCACAAAAATGGTGCGAAAAAAGGAACAGGCACAATGACAGGTTACAAGGTTACTTCCGACATGATCCAGCGCGGGTTCACCAAGTTCCAAATCATCTCGAAGCTGGACGATCCAGAATCGTATGGACACGAGAGTGTTCTGCTGAAGGGCTGCATGGTGGACAAAATCCAGCTCGCAAACTGGACAGCGGGTGAGGAAGTGCCGGAGGAAACAGGCTTTACGTTTGAAGGGTTTGAATTGTTGAATCCGATTGTTGCCAACTAAGATCAGGACTGAAGCCATAGTGAAGGTTGTCTGATCGAGCAGATGAGCAAGTTGACTTAACAAAATAGGGACACACATGCCGGCTGAGAGATCTCGGTCTATTTGTTGTCCCTAATTGTTGAGATGAGTTATCCAATTGTGAAATGAGAAGGAGATTGCGCCCTATGAGTATGAATGAAAACATGTCCGAAGAACAGATTCTGGATCAGCTGTTTGAAGCAGCAGAACGTTTGCCGGAAGAGAATGTACGCATTCAGCGTCTGGACCTGCTGTTAACCTTGCGTGGACTGACCTCCTCCAAAGTGGATCAGATCCGCGAACGCTGTACTATCCGTAAAACGACAAAAGGACGTACGGAAGAGAAGGTAGACACGGAAACATTTAACGCACTGCTGATCTCTGAAGCCACGGTGAAAATGAATGTCCGCGGTCTGGAACTGTCCGGATGGGGAGATAACCGTATCACGGGTCGCATGAAGCTTTCCGGTGGAGAACAGGCGGTTCGCCGCATGCTGCTTGCGGGTGAACTGGATGCCGTGGGCGACAAGGTACTGGAGCTATCCGGCTTCGGTGTGGAGATTGAAGACCTAAAAAACTGATTCACTCCGGCGGGATGACCACGTTCCTGTATCACATGTGGGTTCGTCACCATCTTCGTCCCGGAGAGTTTTGGGCTTTACCACGAGGCGAACGCTCACTGTTGATCGCGTTCTCGGAAGAGGAGATGGCAGCGCTAACTTCGCAAATGAATCGATAATTAGCTTGGACAGGAGGTGAAAAAAATGGCAGAAATGATTGTGGGTTTATCCAAATCCAACGCGGAAATGCGTACGACTATTCGTTATCTGGATCAGATTCAGCGTTCGACTGAACGTCTGGGCAGGGTTCGATATCAGAGTCTAATCAAGGTGAACAATGAACTGAGAACAACTGGACGCAGGCTGGAAAGCATCTATAGTACGGCTGTTCGATTGAGCAGGCTGCGAATCACGCCGAAGATCGGACTGGATGATCAATTAAGTCCGGCATTAGACCGTGCACTGGCGAAGCTGAATAGTTTCCGTAACCAGATGGTGAAGGCTTCGGGAATGGTTTCGGTAGAGGTGAAGCAGAAGGTTGAAGTGGCCATGGGGGAACTATCAGGCTTACTGGCAACAACGAATGGAGAAATGGCGAAGCTAACGCTTGCTAATCAGAGCTTGGTGTTAAGTGTGCAGGAAAACACTGCTAAGTTAGGTGTTACAAACAACATTTCTGGAGCGGGAACTGGGAAACCAGAGGAAGATAAGGGCTTGATCCAAAATATCGTCGACGGGGCTGAAAAAGCTAACCATATATATGATGCTGCAAAAAACTTAAAAGAACTTGTGGGTGGGACGCTAAACTTATTTAAAGGTAAAAAATCAAAAAAAGACGGAACCACAAGTTCTGCCTCCCAATGTTGCTGCTGTTCTGGCGGAAGCCTGGTAGGGAGGCTTTCAAAAGGCGGCAAAAACAAAAGTGCAAGTGGTGGCAGTGCTAAAACTGTAGCCGCAACAGAGGGCGGAAAAAAAGGTCCTTACAAGAGTGGTTCCAAATCCTACCAAGAACGTGCGACTGGAACTGTAAAAACGCCTGCTTCCGATCCTGCGAAAAAAATCATAACCAACATCTCTGATGCCGAACTGAAGAAGCTGAAAGTGGACTTTGATCAAAAACTGAATCCGAATCGATTCGGCTTTAGCGCAAATGCGCCCTCAGGGTCGCCGATGTCCAATATGTCTTCTGGAAATGGTGTGTTCAGCAAACTGAGCGGGGGACTCGCCAAGGGAGCGGGTAAACTTCTTGGACCAATTAGCATGCTTGCCGATGTAGCGAATGTTGCCACTGCTCCTCCTGAGGAACGGGGCAGAGCAGTCGGATCCATGATCGGTGGAACTGCTGGTACCGCGATCGGTAGCGTCATTGGCAGTTTTATTTTACCTGGCATCGGCACGTATATTGGGGGTGCATTAGGTGGATGGGCCGGCAGTTCCGCGGGAGGCTGGATTGGGGATAAAGCTAAAGATATTGGAAACTTTATGTCCAATGCTACGGAAGGTGCAGGTAAAGCGTTGTCGACTGCAGCGGATTTTGTTTCTGAAAAAACGAAGAGCATGGTGAGTGGCATATCCGATTTCTTCGGTTTTGGTTCCAAAAAAGAAGAAAAAACCGTCTCAGCTACAACCGTTGCTAACCCAACTCCAGTACCTACTGGTCCCTCGATTCCCCCGGCATATATTCCATCTGCGCTCACCATAACCGGACCTATGGCTTATGCGAACAGCATGGGTGGTCAATCCACGACTGCCGCTCTTATGGGAACAAGTGTGATGCAGTCCCAAGCAATGGCGCTGGGTAACGGCGCTCAGACGAATGGCAAATCGTCTACGATGACAGTACAAATATCAGAAGAACAGATGAGCAGTCTGGCCGGTTACCTCAAGGATTTTAAAACCGAAACGACCAACCAGATCGCCGTCAACGTGCCTCAAGGGGCCGTGCAGGTGACTGTTCGTGAAAATGCCATCGACTACGATGCGATCACACATCAAGTTGGACAGCGGATTTCGGGAGAGTTCCGCCGCGCGATGGAAAACCGTAAAACCATTATGGCCTAAGCAGAAAGGAGGCCTGTTATGAGTGTAATTAAAGACAATGTGGAAGGAATCCATATGGAATTCACCCTGAAGGATGGAACAACATCGTTCCGATTCCCGGTGAAGCCGGAAGAGCTCACGATATCAAGGTCCAAAGGGTACGAAACGATCAATATGCTGGAGTATGGCGAGTTTGATTTTGCACAGGGAGAGAAGGTGAAGGAGATCACTTTCTCTTCTTTTTTTCCAAAAGAATATGACGCGTCCTACTGCATGTACGAGCCTGTACCTGATCCGCGGGTGGCGATGAATATCCTGAATACGTTTCTCGTATCCAAAAAACCACTTCGTTTCATCATTTCCAACACAGGGGTGAACGTGCCAGTGTATCTGATCTCGCACAATACGACCTTTCGGGGCGGCGAGAGTGGGGACATTTATTTTGACATTACGCTGCGCACCTGGCGGGATTCCAAAGTGGAGAAGGTCGGCGCGGCAACATCAGGAAGCAAGTCGGGTTCTCGTACCGATCTGAAAAAGAGCAGCAAGACCTACACCGTCAAATCTGGCGATTCTCTGTCCAAAATTGCAAAGCTTGAGCTGGGCAGCAGTTCCAAATGGAACGAGATCTACAAGCTCAATGTGAAAACCATCGGCAGTGATCCGAACCGGATCAAGCCCGGACAAAAGCTGGTGATGCCATGACCTACAAGGTTATTGTGGACGACAAATATGACATTACCAAGCTGGTGGAGACGATTACACTGAAGGATTCGCTCGATCAGATTGCCTATCAGGCGAGCATCCGGCTGGCGGTGTCGGCTTCTTCCGGGTTGCCTGCGATATCACCGGGGATGGCGGTGCGAATCAGTGGGGTTCCTTTTGGCGAAAAATCCATGGTTCATCTGCTGCATCCTGCGGTCATCTGGGAGGTGGAAAGCTCGAACAGTGGCACCAAGCGGCTGTCTCTCACGGTGTACGACCGGATGATCTATCTGGAAAAATCGGAAGATGAGTTCCTTCTGCCCAAAGACCAAACCGCCACGCAGCGGCTCAAAACGTACGCCAAAGAGTGGAAGATTCCATATGGAACACTGCCAGACATCAAAACAAAGCTGGGCAAAGCGGTGTATCGGTCGCAGACGATCTTTTCGATGATGTTTGCGGATCTGAAGGAAACGGCCAAGTCTGGGGGAGATATGTATCATCCCCGGATGACGCCTGGCGGGCTGCAGCTGTTCAAGGTAGGCAGCAATACGAAGGTGTACGAGCTGGATCGGCTGATCGATCTGTCCCAGATGCGTACGCTGGAAGGTGCTGTTACCAAGGTTAAAGTCATGGCTGCATCGGAATCCAGCAGCGGCAAGGAAGTTCCATCGAAAGTGCTGGCGATTGAGCAGGATGGTGTGGAGGAACTGGGCACCTTGCAAAAGCTGATCGAGGACGATCAGGTCAAAACGGCGGCGGCTGCCAAGAAGCTTGCGAAGAGTCGTCTGACAGGCATCCAGGAGACGTTTACCGTTTCCGCGACGGATGTGAATACGATTCGTGCAGGCGATGCGGTGCTGCTCAAAGGCCTGAAGCTGATCGTCATGTCCGTTAGTCGAGACCTATCGGTCGGGCCAGGTACGATGACGCTGGAGCTGGGTACGGCGGAGCTGGTGAAAAGGAGGTATTACCTTGAATAAGGAAGATCCGTATGGGCATTTTGCCGAAGTCATGCGGGGCGCGATGAGTACGCATACCCGTCAGGCCGTGAGCGGCATGGGCGCGGTGCTGGGGACGATGACCTCGTCCGGCGTGAAGCTGGATGATTTCAAGCACGAAGTGCAGGATTATCTCGTGGCCGAGCTGCCGGGCACGCTTGCATTGCCGGAGCGCGAGGCTATTGGCGCGATCTCCGGGATACCTGACGTGGCGAATGGCGGAACAACGGGCACGGGAAGGTTTCTTTTGCAAAAAGAGGAAGTGGAAGAAGCGGTATGGTCTCTGGAGAAAGGCTTGAAGGCTGGGGACCGCGTGCTGGCGATGCGGGTAAATGGCGGTAACGACATTGTGGTGCTGTGTAAGGTGGTGAGTGCGAATGCCTAGTTTGTTCCCGGAAACGGGTTTGGTCTGGGGAGATGAAGAGGACCTGTCGGGTGCGGCTTCGGAAGAGGTGCGCTTTGGACGGGGCTGGCGATTCGATTACGATGCGGGGGATTTTGTGCTGACCCCAAGTGGCAAAGTGGCTGCGGCAGGTCCGCAGGAAGCCTGGGTGCAGTGGTGCATCAAGGCGGTGAAGACGCCAAGGTACAGACATGTGATTTACTCCCGGAACTATGGCTCGGAGCTGGAAGAGCTGGTGGGTCAGGGTGACAGCCGGGGTGTGATGGAAAGTGAGATTACTCGGATGGTAACGGAGACGCTGCTGGCTGATCCACGCACGGATTCGGTAGATCAGTTCACGTTCGATTGGAATCTAGAGCAGTGCATGTTCTCGTGCCGGGTGGCGAGTGTGCAGGAAGAGATGTTTATTCTGGAAAGTGAGGTGATCTGACGGGATGGCTGAGATTCCGCGTTATTTGGAGGACCAGACGGAGGAACAGATTATGCAGCGCATGCTGGATCGTCTGCCCGCGGATCTGGATAAGTCGGAGGGATCGTTTCTGTGGGATGCGGAGGCTCCGGTTGCGTTTATGCTGTCTGAGGCGGCGCTGTGGGCGCAGGAGCTGCTTCGGCGTGGTTTTGCCAGTACGGCTGCGAGCAGTGACCCGAATTTTCGTTCGGAAGAGCTGGATCTGCGGGCGGGAGAGCATGGTATTACCCGGCGGGCCGCTGTGGCGGCACAAGGCACGGTAAAGTTCACGGGTATACCGGGGAAAGTGGTGCCAGCGGGTACTGTTGTGGCTACGCTCGCGGATGAAGTATCTGGTGAAGCTTCGCTGGAATACGAGACCGTTGGGAGCGTAGAGCTTGGAGAAGATGGATTCGGTGTGGTTAGTGTACGAGCGCTCGTTGCCGGAAAAGAAAGCAATGTACCGGCTGGCACCGTGACCGTGCTGTCTACACCGGTAAGTGGCGTGACGTCTGTGGTGAACACGGACGTTATCAAAGGCGGTGCGGACATCGAGGCGGATACGGCGCTGCTGGAGCGCTTTTATGCCAAAGTCCGCAACCAGGGGACAAGCGGCAACAAGGCACAGTATGTGCAATGGGCCAGTGAGGTGCCAGGCGTTGGCGCAACACGTGTAATTCCGTTGTGGAAGGGGCCGGGAACAGTGGGATTGTATCTGCTGGATACGGACAAACGTGCGGCAGGCGACGATCTGGTAGCGGCCGTGCAGAAGTATGTGGACCCGACGCAGGATGGTCAAGGTGAAGGCGTTGCCCCGGCAGGTCCGGTGGTGTCGGTCATGCCAGCCGAGGAAGTGCCCATGAACATTGAGGTGAAGCTGACGCTGGCGAGTGATGCGACACTGGCGGATGTGCGGTCATTGATCGAACGCGGGGTGACCGCGTATTTGAAGCAGCTTGCTTTTGCCGATCCGCTTGTACGCTACACCCGGATTGCCGCGATCCTGCTGGACATTCCGCCCATCATCGACTATTCAGAGCTTACCGTTAATGGCGTGAGCGACCAGAATATCGAGATGACCGTGAGTCAGGTGGCGGTGCTGGGGACGGTGGATGTCCATGAGTAGTCTGCCGGGGGTTGTGGCTTCTACAATCTCAAGCCCGAAGGGGAAAGAAATGTTCTCGTATTTGCCGAGCTATTATGAGACTTCGCGTGTTATGCAGGCCGATATGCAGTCCAAAGGAACCGAGATGGATCTGCTGTATCAGGCGCTGGATGAGACATTGGATCAGTTTTTTGTGCGTACGGCGACGTGGGGATTGGACTTCTGGGAGCAGGAGCTCGGTATTGAAACGGATCGCCTCAAACCCGTGGACCAGCGACGTGCCGTGGTGGAATCGAAGCTGCGCGGTGCCGGGACATTTTCAGGCAGGCTGGTTGCGAATGTGGCTGAGGCATATGCCGGAGGCAAGGTGGACGTGACGTTTCAACCGGAGGCGTGGAGTTTTACGGTGAGCTTTGTGGATACGATGGGCATCCCGCCCAATATTGATGATCTCAAACGTGCGATTGATGAATTAAAACCGGCCCACATGGCCGTGGAATATGAGTATCGCTATTTGGTGTGGGATGATTTGGATGGAAAACAGGTAACTTGGGATGAACTTGATGCCGCGTCCCTGACGTGGAATGAACTGGAGGTGTGGGCGTAATGCCACAAGAAACGGATCGACTGAAGTTACCTCTTCCCTTGGGCAACGAGAACGTTACCCGGGAGAGTATTAATGGGATTTTTGAAAAGATTGATGCAGGTGTTGCGTCACAGGCGGATTTGGATGCACTTCGTGAAGCGGTAAGCAAGATGGATATTCCTGATGCGTCTTTGACGCAGAAGGGGAAGGTGCAGTTGTCGAGCAAGACGGATGGGACATCTGAGTCGGTTGCGGCGACGGAGAAGGCAGTTAGGGATGCGTTAATAGCAGCTAATTCAGCAAACTTGTCACGAACAGGCGGAGTTATGACAGGGCGCTTGATTATGAATCAGTGGGGAACGTTTTCCGCTTCTTCAAATGGTTCGGTGTTGTATGGTAGTAACTGTTTTCTTGATGGGAATACATTTAAATTCGAAAACACACATTCTAACTTGGGTGCTCGCGGTATTTACATGAGGTATTCAGGCGCTGTTGCGACGGAAGTTTATACGTTTGATACTGGCCCGGTAGCAACCACAGCTGGAGCTACTTTTACCCCAAATCTAGCCCGAATTGTTCACATGAATGACTTATTCCAAAAGCACAAGTTAACAGCTGATGACGGTAAAAACCAAGTACTAGCATCAGGGACTAACCTTAACTCTTTGACAGCAAATGGACAATATAACGGCTATAATCTGGTGAATTCTCCCTTACCATCAAGTGCTGACGGATGGTGGTACATTGAAGTTCAGTGCCATACAAACAGTACAGGTTATGTACTCCAAAGGGCGAGTCGGCTTAATGGAGGGGTGCAGACTTTATATCAAAGAACCAAAGAAAATAATGTATGGTCTTCTTGGAGTCCCGATCTTTTTCAGGCTGTGGCTGATGCTAAAAACAGGCATATTATCTCTTCTGCCGCGCCTTCTGGCGGCAATGACGGCGACATCTGGTATCAATACTCATGATTGAGGGGAGGGCATAATGCATGGCTTTAGGCATTAAGGTTGGCGGGACTTGGAAAACGCCTAATAAGTTATCCGTTAAGGTCTCAGGGAATTGGCGGGCTGTTCAACAAATTTATGCGAAAGCCGGGGGAGTATGGCGACCCATTTGGTCAACCGTACCGAGTATGCGTAAGGGTTACGTATGGGGGAGCAATTCATATGTAGTCAAACAATCGGACCATGTCGAATGCTACGCATATAACTCAAGCACGGGTGGCGGCGAGGCAGCTGTGGTGACAAACATACCGGTGGATTTAACTGGCGTTTCTTATGTAGTGTTCGATTATGCTTTAGAAGGTTCATCTGACATTCAATCGGACGGAATCTTTATTGCTTCCTCGTCGCAGATGGGTGGTGCTGGAACATTTGACGCTCGTACGTATCGTGGTTCACTAACGACAAGGACTACCATCAGCTTAAATGTGTCCAGTCTATCTGGGCCCTACTATTTACGGGCACACGCTTCTAACAACGGCGGCGTAACACTATGGAAACGTGTACGTCTTTTCCGCATCTTGCTGGACAGCAAAGAGATTTGGAACGCCAGCTCGAGCGGGTCTTTCGTTTAATAAGGCGGCATAATTCCAATTACAATCATGTGCAAAACACAAGGGAATAGGCAACATAAAAGAGCAAAAAAATAATTGTTTCTTAAGTATGCAGAACTTTTATTACGGGTAGATCAAGAAGCTTGCTAAGGAGGTGAAACCATGGAAAAATGGGACACCATATGGAAGTCTTTTATCGCCCTGCTAAGCAGCTCAGCAACCTACTTCTTCGGTGGCTGGTCAGGCGTGCTTGGGGTACTGCTCGTATTCGTCATCCTGGACTACCTAACGGGTATCGCGGCAGCGGGGGCGAGTGGCAAGCTCGAAAGCAATGTCGGGATGTTTGGCATCGCGCGAAAGGTATTTATATTTGCAATGGTATCGGTGGCTCATCTGGTGGACGGTGTTCTGGGAGACGGACATTTGTTCAGGGATGCGGTCGCCTTTTTTTATATCGCGAATGAACTGTTATCCATTATTGAAAATGGTGGCAAACTGGGAGCACCGATTCCGCCTGCAATCCGGCAGGCCATTGATGTGCTCAAGGGCAAGGGAGGGGATGGGGGGATTCCCGGCAGCTATACTCCTCATTCCAGAGAATCTATTGCACCGTCAGATCATAAAGATGGGGATGAACAGATTAGGGATGACACGAAGTAA